CTCCTCTTGGTCTAAGAAGAATGCTGCCTCGTCTTTCAAGACCATGCTCGAGTTTGTGCGAGCGGAGAAGTTTAATGGACGTTTACGCCAAGTCGAAGTCACTCTCCTTGCTGGAGCTCCTGGTTCGGCTAAGACTTCCGGACTTATCGAACTGCTGCGTACAGAGGTTAAGGGACCTCCGGTTGGACAATATAAATTCCTTGCTCCCAGGACCTTCTTGCGAGACGATATCGCCGACAAACTTGACCTTGGCCCCCATGGTTGGATCATCCAAACGCTTGAGAAAGGGCTTCTCCTCAACCCAACTCGCCTCACGATCATTGACGAGATCACCCTCTGCCACCGAGGTTACCCCGAGCTCCTCACATATTGGAGTGGTCTCACTAATCACGTTGTTCTGCTGGGTGACCCTTGTCAGGCTGATCATCACGAAATCTCGTCGGAAGCCCGTGTTAACCGCATCCCTGGAGCCATGGAACCCTTCCTCACCGCTCCTTTCGATTACAGAGGTTGGACGTACCGGGTCGCTCCCGGAGTCTCCCGCCTTTTCGGCCTCCCCTCCTTCAGCAAACGCCAAGCGGGTGTTCTCTTCCGTTCGGATGCTCGCCTTGCCCTTCCCACAATCTGCCCGAACACCCAGAACGCCCAGCACTCTGCGGGAAACACTTTTACGTACGGAACTTCGCAAGGACAAGACTTCCAAGGTGACTGGCAGGTCATCATCACTCAAGACACGCTTCAGGCCTGCTCGCTTGAGTCCATCTACGTCGCCTGTACCCGAGGAAAGGGGAATCTCATCATCATCACTCGTTTTATATGGACTGGGACCACCATCAACCTCGTGCGAAACAACCCCATCCTCAACGCCATCTATTTCGATGTCCCCTGTGATTACCGACAGGTCTTCGCAGATAAGTTGCGAAATGCACGGTTCTTACCTTTGCCCCATGCGCCAGTGCAACCCGGTCCAAGAAGGCGGTTTGACCTGCCTGGACTTACTCCCGCAAGAAGAGCAAAACTTTTCGGTGATGAACCCACTGGAACGCTTACCCCCCGGGCTTGAAATGTTGTCGGTTCTCTTTTCCGGTTTGTCTATCGAGAAAACACTCTCCGACTCCGTTGATATTGCCGCCGACCCAGCTCTTGAAACTGCCCAGCCCATCCCCGAGTTTCGTTCCACCAGCTTACTTGAAACTTTCTTCCCTCCTTCTGGCCGCGAAACTCGTGAACTCTATGACGACACAGGAGCCATGTCCAACTTATACCAAGACGATTACTCACGTGTTCCAGTTTGCTTGCAGGATCAAGCCTTCATGCTGCAAGTCTTCATGAAACAGCGCAGCGCCGATCCGGTATTCTTCCAGAGAACCCTGGAGAAACGGATTCGACTAGCTTCTCTGGAATCGAATCGGCTCTCCTTCAGTCGTTCCACCGATCATGCTCAGCATCTTTTCAGAGCCTTCATGGAACTCTTGCGCATGCCCTGTGAGGGAGTTGAACCTTTTGACCAGGACCTATTTGATCTCTGCACCGTTCAATCTGAGCTCAACAAGCTAAACAAAGGATCCACTCTCCTTCAAGCTAATGCCCAACGCAGTGATCCCGACACGAAAGATGCTTCGGAGTTCGTCAAGCTCTTCGTCAAGACCCAGGTGAAGGCCAAATCCGAGACTATCAACATCCCAGGCAAGGCGGGGCAGACTCTGGCTCTTTTCCAAGATCGTCTGCTCATGTTGCTTGGTCCTTGGGCACGCTATCTGTCCGCCAAGATAAGAGCTAGATTGCCCGACTCTGTGTTTTGGCACAATCGCACTTCACTCTCTGATCTAGACGCCTTCGTCAAGGAAGAGTGGGCCGACCGTGATTCCACAACAGCCGACGCCACTTTCTACGACTATCACCAGGGAGCTCCCGGTCTCCTCTTTGAACAAATGTTATTTGAACGTTTCGGATGTCCCCCCGATCTCCTTCGTGAATACATCCGCACCAAACTCGACACAACTTGCTTCCTGGGTCACATGGTCATCATGCGTCTCACTGGCGAGTGGTTCACTTTGGACGGTAACACGTACTATAACTTGGCAGATTTCCTCCTGAGACACCCCCAATGTTTGGCCAACTTGCTTGCTCCTAAAGGTGATCCAAAACGTCGTGCGCTGCTGGTCGTTGGCGATGATCGCACCTACAACGACGTGGTCGAAGATCCAGGCACATCCTTCCGTTTTGCCCGCACATCACCTCCTCAGAAGTACGAAGTCGCTCGGATTTCCTCTTTCGTCAGCCTCTTGGTCACTCCTCGAGGTGTCATCAAAGATCCAGTCTTGCTCATGCTACGATTGCATTACCATCAAGTCAGCGGTCGCTTGCACGTTGTGATAGGCTCCTACTATCTCGAGCATTTGATCGGTCTCGAGTTGATTCGTACGACCCCGGAGTGGTTCACACCGGAACAGATTGAGGCTTTTGACCGCAATTGTCGCATGTTCTGCCAGCATAAGGTCCACATCCCTTCCTTCATGCTTGGTACTGCCACAGCCATTCAGACCCCGTTGTACAAGCTGTTCAGTCCAGATCGGCGGTCCCTGTTCATCCGGCTCCGCCAGGCCTACTTTAATCGCGATCCATCCTTCAGCCAACTCCTTTTCTCCTTAGGTGATCATTGGGATGAAGCATTAACTCTTAAAGTCCTTAATGTATTCAATCTGTATTCCTCCCAACATGACTTACTCCGGCCCGCCTTTCACGCCAACGTACTCGCAGAATGTCGCTTCCGATTTCCCAGAGCTTAGATCATGTTCGCCTCCCCCCCCCCGACCTCTTCCCGTTCGAAGATGTTCTGGATGTCGTTTTGACATCCCAGTATACCCCCCGCCCAGAGAGTTCGACGTCACGTACTGTGGCCAGGGCTTCAAGGGAATCTGTTTTGGTCCGGCCCACGACCCCACTTTCATTATCCGAAGAGGAGGACACGACTTCGTCGCCTCTAGCAAGAAAGCCGCCGCTATCCGAGCAACTACTTCTAGTTGCTATCTGGCTCCTCCACAAGATAACATCCGACCAATTGGAGCTTCCCATAATTCTTCCTGTGGATGTGCAATCTGCTCTAGAGCCAATCGATCAGCTGCAGCGAGAACCAACCCCCCCCCCTTCGTCGACTCCTATTCCGCCTATCTCAGGGCCAAGTTCACCGGATCCCAAACCTGCCGACCTTTCTGAGTTGCCGTATACATGAACACCAATTTCGAGAACGTTAAGCCAGTCTCCTCTTCTGTTTCGAACAATTCCTCTCTTTCTATTTCCACTCTCGTCCCAGTCTCAACCGCCCCTATAGAACAATGGATTCCCGGGTCAACTACTGCGATAATTTCGGACGGTACCGGGTCCCTTACAACAACTACGGACTTAGTGACTCTCGTCGGCGCCGCTCAAACAGCTCTGGGTTTGCACGCCAGCGTCAAGGTCCGCAACGTCAGGGCCAAATTTACTGTCGGTGCCGCCCTTTCCCAGGCTTGTGCTGTATCTGCTATTTGCGCCTGGATGCCTTCGGCCCTAACAGTCCCCTCAACGGCGGCTGTGCTTCTTCAGCCGGTCTCGCAATCCTATCAAGTGCTCTTAACGAACGCAGGTCTAGGGTCTTCGTCAGTTCAACACAACGAAATTCCCTGCTACCTGGGGACCAATAGGATGACTGAACAGCTAGCGCCGTCGGGCCTGATTGGCAACTTTTCCCCC